GGGTCGATTTTTTTAGAATTTTTTTTTTGTTTTTTATTTTTTTTTGTGATTTTGTATTTTACACAATAAATAAAGCGATGGAGACCTAAAAGGGTCTCTTACCATGCCAAAATTCGTTAACGGTGTGGGACACATCAGGCGATTGCTGGATGTAGTTCTTGAGCGTTACGTAATCAGGAAGGTTATCACTGGGTGGTACCGTGAACACGTTGAAATTCCATTTGTCTGTCTCAGAGAAGACGCCATGATAGTCAGAGACTAGGGCGAAGATTTCTGTACAAGTTGGAAAGTCGGGGAAGGTGTATTCAAGTTCTTCAATGTCAAAATCTGGAAGTTGGTATTTCCATTTCTTGAATATCTTGTTGATATGAAGAGTTGGTACGGGGACGGAAGGGCGGAATCTTTCGTAAACCATTTTGCATAGAAGGTGGAAGGTGGGGTCTTGTCCACAGGATGCGTAGGCTAAACCGAGTGCGCGTGCAGCGTGAATCCATTCGCGTGCCGGGGGGACGGGACGTTCGGGGAAGGCGAGCTGGGCGACAAGTTTGCCGATGGGTCGGGAAGGATGGCCAAAGAAGTTCTCATAGCTAAGGAACGTAATCTTGGTCCGTAGATTCGAAAACATAGACTTTAGGATGGATAAAACCATACCGTGGCGGTCTTTGCTGTATCGTTCTAGGAATACCATAAATCGGGTGATTCGTTCGAGGTTGTGCTGTAGGAAGATGAGGTTGTCATCACCAAGGACACAGAATAGCATTTCAAGACATTCTTGTTCTGTAAATCCGAATTCCAGTAGACAATCAGTTATGATGTACATGTTGCCGAAGGAGTCTAGCGATTGCGTGTTGAGTAGTCCGGAAGGTACACCACCGTGAATGCGAATGAAGGCAAAACCATCGAATGACAGGAAAGTCATAGATAGGTACCAGGTTGTTAGGAAAACTAGTACATTATATTGTCTTCGGGCGAAGGAGTGGATGTCCGATTTAGTATCGGGGTAGGAACGAGTGGGCATGTAACCATGGGATACGATGATTAGGGATGCGAGAAAGTCGAGGAAGAAAGCGATGATTACATAATAAGGTAATCGTTGATCAAATTGAGACCAGTCCAATGAAATAAAGGAGAGGAAGAAGTGAGCGATTTTGTCAATGAGGGACATTGAACCGCGGAAAGTTTCGAGTCCGTGTGCGACGCAGCATTGCGGGTTGCGCATTTGGGCGAGGAGCGGGGTGGAGACTGTTTTCTCGATGTGGAGAAATCTGTCATCAACCGAGTATACGGGACGAATCTTCTTGGGGTCAGAAGGATCGCGCTTTGAGATTTGCGTGCGAATAAAGAGCTGGGCAGGATGTTTGGCGAGCCAGGTGTCAAGGATCGTGAGATTTGTTTCGTGATCATGTCTGTCAGTAGGGAAAGGCATACCATCATATTTGATGTGATGGAATTCGAGACGGAATTCGTTGAGCATAACGTTAATAAAATAACCCTTGGAGGTGGGCATATCAGAGTAACGGGAAGGGGTCGAATAGCGAGCGAGAACTCTAGTTTCAGGGTTGAACTTTGAGTAATATGAAGCGGAGGTGTTGAGGGGGGTTTCAGCGGCGAGGGCGTCTGCGAAGTGAAGTGGCCGGTAAGGCTTGATGTTCATTTTGAGGCGGACGATGCGCATGATGGCTTCGTGGCGTTCGGGAGTCGGGGGCTGAGGGTCGGGAGTATCTCTGTTGAAGTCGAGGAAGGCTTGGGGTCCAAAGGAGGGAGGACGGCAGTACTCGTGGAGATAGGGGACGTATTGGGGGAACCAATCTTGGATGAGCTTTTCGATTTGTGGATGGGGGGGTGAGCCGGTGAGGTCGAGTGATTCAGCGAAAAGGATGTTGGACCTAAATTCGTTGGTTTCGATGAAGTCGGGGTCGTTTGAGATGACTTCAATTTTGTCGTTGACGTTGAGTGAGCCGGAGGGGATCGAGTGGTAGCGGCGTTCGGCGTGGGAGATGCCATTGGCGGGCTGACGATCTGGGGGGAGGTCGGCGTCTGTGATGTACTCGTAGAGGTGGAAGTTTTCATCGCGGGAGGAGTATCGTTCTTCGAGGGTGTAGATGTCTTCTTTTAAGTGGATAGATATCTTGTGACACGTGATGAGGTCGATGTATGCGAGAAGGGACTTGGAGTAGTCGAACACAGGGTAGGGGGAGGCGTCAAGGGGGATTGAGCGGCGAAATTCCCATTCAAATAGAATGTTGCGGATTGGGTGAATCAGCGTGGAAGTAGTTTCATTTCGTCGGCGGCGTTGTTGAAAACGGAGCAGGATGTTGAGAGTGACGATAGTGAAAAGTGTGAGCATGTTGGAGCGTAAATTTCTTGAGTATTGGGAATCAGGAGCTTTTGAGCAGGATTTTGCGGAGAGCTTTGGTAGGGAGGGGATTCCTATACCGAATATTT